ATAAGTACTGGCAATTGAGTGACATTGACGTTCTTCCTGAAAACGAGACGCTTTATGACCTCGCCGCTAAGGTGGTTGAGGAGTTTATGCTGAAACGTATTGGTAGGAATGGACATTGCGCCCACGAACAGGCTGTTTCACAGCTTGAGCGTACCACAGCTGCTTGCTTCCCTTTAAATATGGGTCGCTGGAAAACGAAAGGAGATCTTTTTGATCACCAACCTGACTTAATTGTCAAGGGTGGACGTCTTGAAAAGTCGCACGATGAGTTCATGGAGAAGGGTACTCCCCTATCTGTGGCTGATAGTAACACTAAAGTAGAGATGCGCCTTCGTTCCAAGCCTGCACGTCAGTTGAATGGTTTTTGCGCCTCATGGCTCTACAAAGGATATCGTTGTTTTTATCGATTTTCCTGCCGATTCTACACTTCTTGGTCAATACTCTGTCACGGAGTTGGAGCCAACCCTCGCGAGTTGTTCCGCAAGATGGCGCCCAGTTATAACACTGGCGCTGTTAAAGTCTCGTGGGATCAGAGTTCTCAAGATGCAAATATGATTCCTTGTCGAATTTCGCGTATCGATCGCATTATTGCTATCCTTGCTTCGGAAAACGAATTGGAATACACTCGCAATCTCCAGTATCTTACTGCCGAGAGTGAGTGCTTTGTCTTGGTGAATGAGTATCTTATGAAGACCTGCTGGGGTAACAAGAGTGGCTCAATCGTTACGATCATCCGCAACATCCTCGATAGCATTATTGCTTGGGTATACACCGGTCTTAGGACTGGTTGCACCACTGCGGAGTTGTCTAAAATGCTCGATCGTCGTGAACTTTGTGTTTACGGAGACGACCTCGTCTCATATGCATCATTCTTCGAGAAGAAGTTTGTGACTGCTCAATGGCTTGTTGACACTCTCGCCGAGATTAAGATCACCCTGTCTGATGTCCACCTCACTGTGGATATTAATGAGCTTTCATTTTGTTCTTGCAAGTTCGTTTGGAACGAAAAGTACAACCGCTGGTCCATGGCTCCAGAAGACCCTGATAAATTGTTCGGACATTTGATCCTTGCAACTGTCAAGAGTCCTGCTGAATCGTTTAGGAGAGTTGCTGCAATACGCGACCTCTTCTATAATGATAGGTTCTGGTTTGACCTATACGACTCTAAGCTCACCGCTC